TCCCAAGCGAAAATAACCTTACCTTTCGAAGATCTTTAAAACGGATCTAGCCGCTCAATCCCACAAGGAAAGAGTGTTGAACGAAAGTGCAAAAAAGCCTCATAGCCATGAATTATGAGCCATCCATGGAAGCAGCCTAGCTGACTATCCGATCAAAACCCACATCTAGTGGTTGGATCTAGTAAACTGAAAGGGTAGTTTACTTATACGCATCTCCATCCCTCCGACACCCTGTCGGTCCCACCGGTTGAATGGCCTAGCGTCTTCATCCCGTGTGTAGTACGGAATCTCCGCAAGAGAAAGTCTTTTGATTTTCGGGGACTCTTAAAGTTCACCCCAAGCGCCACTCAACAGACGCCCGTCCTCACTTACGGCAGGAAGCGCCAAAGACTCGTCGCCGGACCAAAGGGGGCATAGCGCACCACCCTTAGCCTCCTACTCCACTTCACAGTAGCGAGGTTCGCAAAGGTCTCGTTTTTCCACGTTGCACGCTCTTGGAGCTGCGTGGCCCGAAGGCCTTGCCCTCACGTGTCTAAATACCCCCCTCGTCGCCGGAGCCATCCACGTCCGTCGCCCTGCAAGGACTCATCTGGGTTCCCTAATGAGAGGATTACCAGGCAGGCACTAAAGCCACCGAAGTGACTAGTCTTCCCCATCATCATCCCCAAGGTCTCGGAAGCCTGCGAACGTGTACTTTGGCACTGTGACACGTTTCGGGGACGTTGACCCAAAGGCGCTAAACCCGAGCAGCATCGAACCCAGTGTACCGAAAGAAAGAGCGGTAGAAAAGGGAACGAAGCAAGCATTGGGTAGCGATGTCCGGCTGCACACCTCGGGGGTAACCTGCCCAGCAGGGACGAAGGTCCGTATACGGGGGGGTTTGAGATTGCGTCCGCCAACACCCGCAGCGCACTCAACCTTTTGAAGCCACCGGTTAAGGCGACTCTCGGAGGCGGGCGACCGCAGAATCGGAGGGGGACAAGACAAGGCTTTAGCGCCCACAGTGCGATCCACGCCATAAACGTAACCCTGTTGCTCAAGACAGAAAGCGCGCGTCATTGACCTATAGATCTTACAATGTCTATTCTGGTCTAGCGCGTTCCTGGCCCAGCGTTGGACTATCGCCAATGGCGCAGGAGCGGAGTCGGGGACGGTCCACCTGGTAATCCGGCGCTCAAGGAAGCAAGCGGCGGCAGACTCTAGGGCGTCCTTGCGAGACACCCAGCCTACGACGCCTGACGGGGGAGTCGTGATACTCGACGACGACGCAATCCATCGTTCGGTTCGTGTGGACCTGACCATACCGTAGTCAGAACACGAAACGTGACAGGTCACGTCGTCTATTGCCGAGGTCACTTGACTGGCTACCGTCCATGCTGCCTGTCGAAGAGTCACCGAATCAAAGTGCGGCTTCTGTGCGCCTAACCCACCGAACGAGCGGGGAATGCTAGCCGGGAATGCAAGGTCTAGTCCAAGTCCAAACCATGCCGAGGAACGAGCATGGGACTTAATAAGGGAGAGAACCTTGTGATCCGCTGGCTTTGAATACCCGCCCAAAAGGGAGAGGCACATAGAAGGGAGCAGAGGAACGACACGGGAGAACTTGCCACCGAGACACTTCCATAGTTCACTGTTGACGGTAAAGAACACATCGTCAAAAGGACTTTTGGTAGGCTCGGGTTCCCCCTTCGTCTTGCCCACAGCCGCAACCCAGGCATCGCCATCCGCTCCGCGAGCAACGAAGTCATCGCCGTTGACGCCGAACCGCCGTTCTTCGTGAACCCAGCGACGTGCGAGCTTTTCAGACAGCCCTAAGAACTTCTCCGTATCCCCAAAGGTCTCTGTGCCTATCGCGAACCCGATAAGACATAAGAGAGGGAAGGAAAAGTCTGAGGCCATCAACTGCCCGCGTCGCTGGATCCCCTGGAACTCAAGATTCGGTTGGCCGGTGACGAAGACCGCGTCGCAAATGGCACCGCGGAGAAGGGCCGAGACCTCCTCTTCCTCGCCTACCCAGGCCTGGGAAAGATACTCACACGCGACACGCGCGAAATCTCCCGATAGCCGATTCGTCGCGTCCTTCAAGTCGCCGCTCAAAAAGGCACCTTCGCCCGTCATCGGTTCATCCTCGAGCCATTCAGAAACCGTCCGGCCGGCTATCGACCACTTGCACTTTCGTACCTTCGAGAACATGAAGGAATTAAGGAATGCGAACTCTTCAGTTCGCACGGAAGTCAGGGAGATAGTACGGAACTTCCCGCCACTCACAATTGTAGTAAGAGCGACAGGGGGGGTCTGATGAGAAGAGGGAACCTGGGGGTCAGGACACCGAAGCGTACGACTGCATGGCTCGTCAAGCATCACAGAACGCTTACCCCCCCCGGCAAGGCCTCTTTCAAGACAGCCTTTACCGGAGTTTGGTACGCGGGCCTTTTTAAGGGCGGCACGCACCTGGGGGAGCGGACAGAGAAGCTTCAAAGCACGCAAGAAGGTCGCGACTAGACGAGAGTCGGCAGGGCCAGGGTCGGAGGTCAAAACGTCGAGGGCAGCTAAAGTCTTCACATCCGCGTCACGGATATCGGAGACGGAGAAACCTTTGCGTGCCATATAGATCCCAAAGGCAGCCTCGGCATCACTCGGAGTGTTCAAGTCAAGATCCCTAAGACCAGGGTACGAGAACACGTGATTGCCGGGACTACCGACGGATCCAATGGCGCCACGCAGAGCGGAATCGGCAGCTTTCTTGTCGTAGCTTATGCCTGGAGAATGGCCGAGGCCTAGTGAGTCCAGATAAGCAGAGAAAGCGCGATCAAGAGCCGACTGCTGCGCGGCGAGGTTTTTATCCATCTTCCGATTGACGCGGTCATCCTTGCGGTTCCTGGACCACTCCGCTGCAAGACGGTCATACTGCATACGCAGGTCATGAACCGAGCGGGCGGCCAAGACGAACTCCGGAGGGTCGAAGGGATCTGTCCGAGGGCGCGGAAGGGAACTCAGGGCTCGCTGTAACTCCACCTCTTTCGAGGGGGCGATGAGCGGAGCGTCAGAGTCCCTGCCGACCCGGGATAAGATCGAACGACGGAGTCGGTCGAGACCAGTGAGGGCCAGGATGCGAAGGCGGCGAAGATGAGGGAGGAAGGAGAGAGCCGAGTGCAAGATCTCAACGTGCGGTCTGTCGCAATGCGACACACCAGCAAGACGTACGAAATCGGCATTCTCGCAATCATCGTCTTCCACCGAAAGCTGCCAAGCGACGGTAGAGGAGGAGGGGAGAGGAGGGAAAGAGGGCGGCATGGCTTCGAGAATCTCCATGCAGACGTCACAGTAGACGCCGACGCGGCCCGTGTCAGAGGAGAGAGTGACTCGACAGGGGCAATTGGGGTCCGGCTTGACGCACACGGACGGAGAGGCACTGGGTAAACCCGAGACGCTCACAGCGGGAGATGACCCCTTGCACCCGAAGGCGCGTGCCGCGTGCCTACGGCGAGTCCTCTTGGAGAGGCTCGGGGCGGCAGCGACGGGATCTTGGTGCTTGACGGACACCTCGTGAGACGCACCGGGTGAACCCAGGACGCTGACACCGTGGTGAGCCGCGACGGAAGCCGCAGCTCGGGACCTCAGACCGAAAGTGATCTTCCCCGCATAATACGAGGGACCAACAGTGATCGTCGGAAAGTCTTCTGGTACTGGCCCGGAGGCCGCAAGGATCGAAAGCATCCTCATCCCCGCCTGAAGAGTACAGGGGATCTTGTGCTTGCTCACATGCCGAAGCATACGGATCGCCGCACGAAGCGACCCGCTGAGCGTTTTGGTTGCAGGAAGATAGTCTACGCCTTCAAAGCATGGCGCATACGCTTACTGGGGCCAAGGCACCGCAATGTGCCGGAACAGAACCACCCGTTCCTCGTCGCCTTGTCGCTAATAGCGCCTGTCCGGAGTCCCCTCCGCGCCGCGTTCGCTGTAGGACACCAACGTGCCCTCGGGATTTCGCCCGCTACTCGAAGACGCCGCGAAGCGCTCCGTTTTTGACCGTCCCTTCCTCGGGTCCCAAGTAAGAGAGGGGGGGTGAGCAGAACCATGACCTAACTCGGCGTCCGGCCCAAAACTCACGGCAAGCGGACAGTTTCACGCTGGCGGAACGGAAAGGAGTTTCTCAACTGAATGATAACGCTCTCAGTTTAGGGATTTGAACCCGTGCACCTCTCTGAATCCCCGAAGGGAACACCAGCATCCGCTGCCCAGCCGCGAGGGCCGGTACCCGTTTCGTCCACGCCTCCCACTGCCCCGTCCGCACGCACCGGTAGTCTACGGCCCGGGATCGCGAAGACCTACTTCAGCTAACCCACTCATTTCATCGTGGTTATAGCCTTCGGTTAACGACCCAGGAACGTCGTCGCAGCAGTAAGACTTACTACGAGACCGCGCGTAACACGCACGCTTTGGACAGGGCCTCTTGCCCCCTCCGTCCTCTTCTCCGCAATCCAGGGCGGAAAAGTACTCCCGGCGTTCTCTCTTCCTCAGCACGCCCGTTTGCGCCGGCTTCTTCCAGCCTGCCCGTACGACCCGCCACAAGTCGCAGCGCCACTTCGGCCGCCATCTGTAGTACCCGGGCCGAATCCCGTCAGTACCGAGGCCCTCTCTGGCCATCACGAATCCGATGCGGATCCGAGGCTCCTCGCCTAATCCCCAGCGTCGCCTTCTCGGCCAGTCCCCATTTGAGCGCGCCTCAATTCTACGCGCAACGCTACAAGGCAGTAACGTGACCTCGCCAGTCACTCGGTTATTTCGAATGTTCTTGTCGACGCGACCCCAAACTTGAGGGTTACTTCACATTAACGCTTCGTATCCGAAAGTCCCCGTCATGAGCGACTATAAACGACGAGGCGTCCCGCGGCATTCGAGCCCGGACGCATTTCTCTAGCTACCCCAGGGTGCTCAGATCTGAGCATACCTGTTAGACCACTACCTTAATGTAGTGAGG